AGCGGTTCGGCATCCTTGAGGAAGCCGCGTTCGTCAACGGCGACGGCTCGGCCAAGCCGACCGGCATCGTGCCGGGCGCGTCGCTGGGCAAGACCGCTGCGGGCACCGCCGCGATCACCACGGACGAACTGATCGACCTGTATCACTCGCTGAATCGTCCGTACCGTAAGAACGCGGTGTGGATGATGGCCGATGGCACCGCCAAGCTGATCCGCAAGCTGAAGGACACCACCAACCAGTACCTCTGGCAGCCGGGCCTTGTGGCCGGTCAGCCGGACACGCTGCTGGGTCGTCCGGTCATCGTGTCCAACTCGATGCCGGCCGCGACCACGGGCCTGAAGTCGGTGGTGTTCGGTGACCTGTCGTACTACACGGTCGCCGACCGTCAGGGCGTCACCGTACAGCGTCTGAACGAGCTGTACGCCGCCACCGGCCAGGTGGGCTTCCGCGCCTTCAAGCGCACCGACGGCAAGGTCACGCTGTCGGAAGCCATCAAGTACCTGATCCAGGCGTAAGACCTCGGCGGGGTCGGGCTTCGGCTCGGCCCCGCTTTTTGGGAGGCGATATGGCAGTTCGCATGTTGTGTGCAATGGCCGGCGACGACTTCTCGGTCGTGGCGGGCGAGAAATACGAATCGGACGCGGCCCATGAGGCGCGGCTGATTGAGGCCGGCTTGGCAGAGCCGTGGGTGGAGGAGGGCGAGAAGCCCGCCCCGAAGGCCAAGAAGCAGAAATGATCCTTTCCCGCGTCACCGCGCCTGTCGCGACGCCTGTCTCTCTGACCGAGGCCAAGGCGCACCTGCGCGTCACCGGCACCGATGAGGACACGGCGATCCAGATGTACCTCGACGCAGCCGTCGCCCATGTGGACGGCGCGGAGGGCGTGCTGGGGCGCTGCCTCGTGACGCAGGAATGGGATTACACGTTCGACCGCTTCCCGTACAGCCGAGGCTGCTGGGATGCCATCGACGTGCCGCTGCCGACGCTCCAGAGCGTCACCAGCGTGAAGTATTACGACCCGGACGGTGTGCAGCAGACGATGGACCCGGCCGGCTACATCGCCAGCGGGCAGCAGATCGTGCCTGTGGACGCATGGCCGGACTACGACACCACGCGCCCCGGCGCGGTCACGGTGCGGTTCACGGCCGGCTACGGCAACGCGACGGCGGTGCCTGCGGCAATCAAGGCCGCGATCCTGCTCTACATCGGCGACCTGTACGCCAACCGCGAGGCGCAGGGCGAACAACTGTTTGCCAATGACGCAGCACGTCGCCTGCTGGCTCCGTTCCGGAAGGTGCGGGTGTGAAAGCGGGTTCGCTGCGGTCCTACATCCTGCTGCAAACGCGCGACAGCGGCACGGACGACGCCGGCCAGCCGGTGCAGACGTGGACCGATCTGGCGCAGGTGTGGGCGGACATTCGCGGCGCGAACGGCCTGAACACCATCAAGGCGTCGCTGGATGGCGTGGAGATCAACGCCTACAGCTTCCGCATCCGGTATCGCACGGACGTGGATGCCGCCAAACGCGTGGTGTACGGCGGCCAGAACTACGACGTGAAGCAGGTGCGGCACGACTTCGCGCGGAAGGAGTGGACGGATCTCATTTGCGAGGTCGGCGGCAATGACGGTTAGCGCCAAGCTCGACGTGTCCGGCTGGACGAAGGCGCTGGACAAGTTGGCCGGCGAGAAGCGCGTCAGCCTCGCCCGCTCCATGTGCGTGGCGGGCGGCGAAGTCCTGCGCGACGAGGCCAAGTTGCTGGCTCCGGTCAAGGACGGCGTGCTGAAGGACGCGATCTACCTCGCCTACAAGGACGCGCTGTCGGACGAGTCGCGGCAGGTGTATTCGGTGAGCTGGAATCACCGCAAGGCTCCACACGGCCACCTGATCGAGTTCGGCCACTGGCAGCCCTACAAGGTCGTCAAGTTGCCAAACGGTGACTGGTTCACCACCAAGGAAAAGCTGCCGAGTCCGAAATGGATCTCGGCCAAGCCGTTCCTGCGGCCGGCCTACGACATCGCGAAAGAGCGCGCCGTGCAGGCCATGATCGAGCGCGGCAAGCAGCGCCTGCCGGAATTGCTGGGAGAAGACAGTGGGGATTGAGGCCAGCATCAAGACGGCGCTGGCGTCGATTGCGGGCGGGCGCGTGTATCCCGACACGCCACCGGACAACCCGACGTTCCCGTGCATCGTGTACCAGCAAGTCGGCGGCGATGTCATCAACCCGCTGGAATGCACCGACCCGAACCTCGACAACGCCCGCATCCAAGTATGGGTGTGGGCAAAGACGCGCCTGGAAGCGTCCAGCGTCATGCGTCAGGTCCGCATCGCGCTGACAGGATCGCTGAAAGCCTATGCGCTCGGCGCTCCGGTATCCGATTACGTTGAAGAATTGAAGAACTACGGCAGCCGTACCGATTTCAGCATCTGGTACGCGCCATAAGAAATGTCCCTACGGCGCGCCTAGCAAGGCGTGGCGACACCTGTGTGCGACGGGCAGCGGGGCGAGGCAACCGGTGAAGGACGCGGGCGGTACCGCCCAAAGTCCCTGACGGGTCCGGTGAAGGCTAATGGCGGCGAGGATCAATCGCCGCTCATGCCCTGACGGGCTGGGCTAACTACTGTCGCAGCTATTTCGAGGCCCGCCATTGCGCGGGCCTTCTCGTTTCAAGCCCCGACTAGCCCTCGTCGTGAGACGCGCGAAATCGGGCACCTGTTTGGCCCCGGTCTGCGGACCCGTGCCAACCCGCAATCGGAATACGCGATTCCGAGCAGACCGCCGTGAGGCGGCCTTTCCCATCGAGATGGAACAACACAAATGGCATACACGATCGCGAATGGCTCGACCATTCATATCGGCTCGGCGGTCGGCTCTTCGCTGACTGTCACCGTTGCTACGAACGCCTCCCCGTGCGTGATGACCTCGACGGCCCACGGCCTGTCGAACGGCGACTACATCATCGTGACCTCGGGCTGGTCCCGCGTCACCGACAAGGTGTGGCGCGTCGCCAACGTCACCGCCAACACGTTCGAGCTGGAAGGCAGCAACACCAGCGACACGACCGTCTACGCGGCCGGTTCGGGCACGGGCTCGGTCAAGAAGGTCACGACCTGGACCCAGCTCACGCAGGTGCTGTCGGTCAGCTCACAGGGTGGCGAACAGCAGTACGCGACCTATCAGCCGCTGGAAGGCGACCGCGAAGTCCGCATCCCGACCGTCAAGAGCGGCGGCGGCCTCGACATCGAGGTTGGCGACGACCCGACGCTCGCGGGCTTCCAGGCGTTCATGACCGCCAACGACGCGCGCACCGCCTATGCGGTCCGCATCACGGCGGCCAATAGCGGCAAGTCGCTGTTCTACAGCTACATCTCGGCCGACAAGGTGCCGCAGATGAACGTCAACGACGTGCAGAAAGCGCGCATCTCGCTGTCGCATCTGAACGAAGCCGTGCGCTACGCGACCTAATGGACCGGGGAGGCCCGGTGCATTGGGCCTCCCCTTTTCCTGAAGGAGCAACACGATGTTCAAGATTCAAGCCAACCCCACCATTGACGCGAAGCTGACCCTCATCGGTCAGGGCCGTGAACAGGTGTTGGAGTTGACGTTCAAGCATTCCACCCGATCCGATTACCTTCAGTTGCTGTCGGATGTGCGCGAGGAAAAGCGCAAGCCCGAAGACGCGCTGGCGAGCCTGATCGAGAAGTGGAACGCCGATATGACCGTCTCGGCTGATGCAATGAAGGCGCTGGACGAACACCAGCCCGGCGCGCTCATGGCGATCCTCAATGCCTACGGTGACGCCTTGCTGGTATCGCGCAAGGGAAACTGATCGGCAGCGCCCGCGTCCTCCGCGACGGACTTCCGACGCCGGAGGACTTGGAGCAAGCGGGCCTCGCGCCCGAGGACTGCACGACGCCCAACGAGGACGGCGTGTATTACGACCTCGGCGACAAAGCGTGGCGCTGCCAGATATGGGAAGAAAACTGGCCCGCGCTCAGTTTGTACCTGCGACTGCATACGCAGTGGCGCGTCGGCTTCAGCGGCGCCGTAGGGCTGGACTACAACGTCCTGTTCCACGAATTGGACCGGATGCACCTCGACCCCGATGACTACGACGACCTGTTCGGGTCCGTCCGAGTGATCGAAGAAACGATGCTGAACCCCAAGCCGGCCTAGCGCCGGCTTTTCCTTTTTGAGAGTCCCATGACCGAAGAGAGCATCGGCACTGCCCGCCTAGATTTGGTGGCGGACACGTCCGAGTTTGTCGTCGGCGTGGAGGCAGCCAAGAAGGCCACGGCGGACCTCGGGCGTGCGACGCAGCAATCCGCGAAGGTCGCGGCCGATGGCATCGCCAAGACCAATGCGGCGGCCAAAACCACGGCCGATGCCCTGAAGGGCGCGGCTAGTTCCGTGGAGCAGAACAGCCGACGCCAGATTGCGTCGCTGGAGAAGCAGATTGCCACGCTTGGGCTCGCCAAGGATCAGGTGATTGCTTACCGGATCGCCACGCAGACTTCCGGCGACGTGGCGGCGAGGTTGACCGAAAAGCTCAACGCCCAACGTGCCGCGCTCTCCAAGAGCGGCGACGCGATCAGCGGCAACGCGAAGTCCGCCAAGGAGTTGCAGTTCGCGATGCGCGGCCTGCCCGCGCAGTTGACGGACATCGTGACGGGGCTTGCCTCGGGCCAGCGTCCGCTGTCGATCCTGTTCCAACAGGGCGGACAGTTGAAGGACATGTTCGGCGGCATCGTGCCCGCCGCTCGCGCCTTGGGCGGCGCGGTGCTGGATCTCGTCAATCCGTTCACCATCACGGCTGCCGCCGTGGTGGGGCTGGGCGTCGCATGGCGTGAAGCAAACAAAGAAGCAGAAGGTTTCAACAAGGCCATCATCCTCTCCGGCGGTGCGGCGGGTGCGTCCCGCCAGAAGCTGGAGGAAATGGCGGCGTCGGTGGCAAAAACTACCAACGCTACGCAGGGCCAGGCGTCGGCCGCGCTGGCCGAGGTGGCCGCCTCCGGGCAGTTCACCGCCAAGCAGATGCAGATGGTGGCGCAAGCCGCCATCGAGATGCAGCAGGCGACCGGACAGTCCATCAAGAAAACGGTGCAGGACTTTGCGTCGCTCAAGGGCGACCCGCTTGACGGCATCCTGAAGCTCAACGACGCCATTGGCGACGGCACCAACGTTGTCCACTTCCTGACTCAAGCACAAGCCGATCAAATCGCCAAGCTCAAGGAGCAGGGCCGGGAGGCAGAGGCCACAGACTTGGCGTTCAAGGCGCTGTTTGACGGCATCAACTCCCGCGCCCCACAGGCTTCGGAGCAGATGTCCCTGTTGGGGGGCGTGCTGCACTCGATTTCCGTCGCCGCACACCAAGACCTCGACGCCGTTGTCGGATTCTTCCGGGGTGCTGACGAGGGCATTCGCAGCTTCATCCTGAGCCACGAAAAAGCGTTGCGGTCGATGGGCAATCTGGCGGCTGCGCTGCCAGGCAACATCTTCGGCAACGCGCAATTGGATGTTCTCAACTCCGTAATTGACACGGCCAAGCACAAAAACAGGCCGAACTTCTCTAATGTCACCGGCGGAGAGGAGGTTGATAGCCAGGAAACCAAAGAAGCCATCGCCTTCAAGGACCGCTATCTCACCCGCGAAGAGAACAAGAAGAAGGCGATTGCAGAGCTGGATCGACTGCGGTCGCATTACACGCAGCAGGAATACGACATCCTGCGGAAAGGCATCGAGGAGCGGTTCAAGCCGCCGAAAACCCCAAACAACGGCATTGAGGGTGCGACGGCCAAGCAGAATGTTCAGGCATTCGAGGATCAGCTCAGGAAAGAGCAGGGGTTGATCGCCAACCAGACACAGGTTCTGGAAGCCAATTACGCTGCCCGCAACATCACGGTGGCGAACTACTACAAGGAACAGAGGCGTCTCACCCAAGAAGGGACTGACGCGCAGATCAAGGCGCTGGAAGGCGAGATCGCCGCACTCAGCGCCCGTAATGTGCATGGCAAGGTGTCGATCCAGAACGCAACGGAGATTGCGCAGAAAGAGGCCGAACTGGCGAAGGTCCGCGCCGATGGTGCGACCAAGCTGGAAGTCCTGAACATTCAGGAGGCCGCGCAGATCAAGCAGCGCCAGCAGTTGCTGACCTCCTACAACGACGCGCTCAAGCAGACGGAAGATACGCTCCACGACGAGTTGGACAACCAAGTCGCCCGCATTTCGATGGGCGAGCGCGAGTTCGAGATGCGCTCGCGGATCAACCAGATCCTGCGGCAGCAGTCAAAGGAACTGTTGGACCTCGCCCGCGCCCGCGACGCTGATCCGGCCAACGCCGACCTGTACGACAAGCAGGCCGCCGCACTGGAAGCCTCCGTACAGCGCCAGGTGCAGGCCGTGCGCGATGGCTACAAGGCCATGTCCGAGGCGCAGGCGAATTGGTCGAACGGCGCGATCAAGGCGTTCACCGACTACGCGGACGCTGCGAATGACGTGGCGGGGCAGACCTACGGCATCTTCTCGGACGCCCTGCATGGTCTGGAGGATGTCTTTGTTGACTTCTTCACCAAGGGCAAGGCGGACTGGAAGGGCTTTTTTGACGGCATCGCGGCCGAGATCACCCGCTTCATCGTCCGCCAGCAACTCAGCAAGCTCGCACAGAAGTTCCTGCCGGGATTGACGGGCGATCAGGGCGATTCCTCGGCCAGCGCCTTGTCCGGTGCAGCGGGGCAGCTCGCAGCCTCGGCCACTCCGTTGTACGGCGCAGCGGCGGCCCTGAGTGCGTCTGCGTCGGCTCTCGCTGCGGCGGGTGGTGCGCAGGGCATCAGCGGCGGCGCCACCACGGGCGGCAGCGGAAGCTGGATCGACTCGCTGTTCTCGCTGTTCTCCAGCGGCGGCGGCGAGCAGTGGTACGCCGCCGGCGGCGCATTCGAGAACGGCGTGCAGAAGTTCGCCTATGGCGGCGTCGTCTCCAGTCCGACCAACTTCGGCATGTCCGGTGGCCGCCTCGGATTGATGGGCGAGGCGGGCCCCGAAGCCATCCTGCCATTGCATCGCGGTCCTGACGGAAAGCTCGGCGTGCGGATGGAAGCGGCGAACGAGCCGCAGCGCA